TTGTCTCCTTGGTGGTGATGGTGTTACGCACTATACAATTCACATGCGAGTTTGAAATTCTTGATCGCTTCTCTTTTTGTCATGCCCATATAGCGGTAGCGAATCAGCTGTCCGTGTAGAATGGTCGAGACTTCCCACATGCCGGACGGGGAGAGTTTTTCGGCTGTTATGTAATCGAGTTTCATGGTGTCCTCCTTGGTTGTGATGGCGTTCATATTGGAATTACAATGCATACACTGTGCCATTCCATGCCATTTCCTAAGCTATTGATATTCCCTCATATTTTATAATCCTACGCTAATAGACTGTGGTATAAACCACACAAGTGTGATATGTGGTAGGACACATTTGTAGTATTTATACCACATTGCCATAACCCAAGGGCCTGCGGCGCTCGGAGGTGGGGAGTATGTTGACCATATGGGGCATAATATGATATAAAACATGTACATAGATTTATAGCAACGTATTAATGGAGGTTCAATGCATAAGAAGTTTGTTTTAATAAATCTAAAGAAACCACGTATCCATCGTCCTCACGGTGAAAATGGGCAATTTATACCTATCCCCATATCTCCACCTATCACGATCGAACTGCCAAAGTATCGAAAGAAGCAAAAGCTTAAATTAATCTCGATACAGGATAATCGGTGTTATTGGTGTTGCCGTCCTATTATGTATCCAATATGTCATATTGACCATGTCATACCACGATCACGTGGTGGTACGGATATGGTAACTAATCTCAAAGCTACTTGTGCTCAGTGTAATCGTACCAAGCAAGCCCAAAGTCCTATGGACTTTGCCTTATTTCAGTTAGGCGCAACGAAGAAGCGCCACTATAGGCTAGTGCCTACCGTTGGGAAAGGGTATAGGACAATTGGCACAATATACACAAACACAGGTACTTAGACCCACCGCAACGTATATATCCACATGCCATGAAGGCTGTGGATAACCTGTGAAATAGGACAAATAATATAATAATATCATATAGTTCCTCTTAATATTATATTATTATACACTGCTAATTGCACAACCTGGCGTAATTGTGCATATTGTGCATATTACGCCTTTACACACAGGCCCCCTCATTTTATGGTTGAGGGGGCTCTGTAAGTGGTATGAGTGTGGCATTTTGCCACATGTCAAATAGGGGGGTTTGGATTGACATAGTGTGGATCATATGTCAAATAGAGAGAGTGTCTTATTTAAGATACAGTCCTAGTGCTCTTTCTTGCTCCTGTAATCCCAGCTTCGATTCTTGCTTTTGTTGTGTATTGTTTCATTCCACACTGGGAGAGTAATCCCACTTCCCAATCACAAGTAGGACATGTGGAAAGATCACTTTCTACTATGAGATGTTTCTTACAATGATAACAGAATGCATAGTGCATGATATCCTCCCTCTGGTTCGTGTGTCTTAATTGACTCGTTTCCACGCGATATATGAATTTACAGGCTTTTTCTCGTATTCAGCAAACTGCTTAATTGCAGCTTTTGGCCCAGGTGCATCTATATACATTCCGTATCATGTTCCCCTGTAATAGACCCAGTAGCGTTTCATGTGTTTCTCCTGATGTGAATGGCCATCCATGCTAGAATTATACAGCAAGAACCATACCATATTCCATGATATGATATATCAAGGGGTTATCTCTCATATCACCGAGGATATGGCCTGCAAGAACGCCACATGGGGCAATATGGTGTGGTATTTTGTCACAGTCTAGGCAAACATTGGACAGATTGGGCACAAGGTTGGACAAAGGTAGAGTGGGTATGCATTGCAAGTCCCATGCCAAGCTGGATAAAAAAGAGTACGACCAATTTGGTCGGATATAACCATTGGTTACAACCTGGACCAAGCAAGCCTTGGGCATGTGCTTGCTTGCATGCGTAGTGCTTGGGTTATGGGCTACACATGGGTGAAAGCGGCACCATGTTTATATAGTAATGTGGGTTATCAATAGGTTAGCTGTGTTTGAGAGTTTACATAATGGATCTTATCAGACTGTGGAGTTGATCAACATACTCAAGTATTCATATGCAAGTCTTGTGCCATGCCAGGAAATCGTCCGGCACACCCCTCCCCTAGTCATCGTTTGGGTCCCATTTCCCCCTTGCAACACCAGGACAAAATGCGCTATTTCAACAGGTTATGTGATTTTGGCCATAAGTGGTTGATTTTCCTGGTTTCCTGAAAAAGGTGTGGTATAGATGAAATAAATGTGTCATAAAGGAGACACTTTTCCCTTGGAATATGGTCTACTAGGGTAGAGAGGTATCGCTGGTATGATGGGAAGAATGGGAAAGAACGGGGCACAGGAACTCTCCTGGTTCTATGAATAGAATCCTCTTTGATGTGCTTCCTTCTGTGAAGAGGTGAGATAACAAGGCCCTGTTCTTCCTTTCCTTTGTGTGAAGGAGTTGACAATGCAATTCGTAGCACAGATTGATAACCAGATCATGACTGTTTCCCTAGAGCAATCAGAAAAGAATGTCTTTGTTCGTGTAGATGGCCTAGTCATTGCCTCTTTCTCTGGGCAGGAAGTGACCGTATTACGGCAATCAGCCACCCAGAAGGGCCTGAATCTGATCGTTGAGGAATAATGGCCCGTTTGGCTCTTCTTCTCACAGGATTGACGACCGTGATCGCTCTCCTAGGCGGCTTTCGTTATCTCATGAATGAATGGCTCCTCATGAAGTTGCGCAAGCGACAGACTGGCAAATGGTTGATGGTGCTAGCCGTGTGTCTGTTGCCGTCATTGGCTGATGCCGCCACCTGCACCAAAGGCACCGACTGTTATTGCGATAAGGTCCAGGGCGGATCACTCAATGATACCGCGCTCCTCTTTTGCGAGGATTTCGAGGCCTCAACGATGAGGACCAACACGGGGGTTGGAAACGGCTCACCTTATTATGGCCCCTGGTATGATGCGACTGGGCAGACTGGCAATCGCGGGAATAATAGTTATTGGAACAAGAAATACGGCAACGGCGTGGAGTCGTTTTTGTGGGCCAATGGGCAACCCACCAGTCCTACGGTAGGCTCAGCGTGTACATTTGCCCTGTGCACTGGTCATGTCGTGTGGCACCCGTCGAATCTCTGGGATGGCAACTCCTATACCCCGCTGATGGCAATCTATGCACAGGACTCCGATTTTACGAGTGAGAATGGGTCGTTGACGGTGCCAACCAACACAGCTGATGGCGGGAATGGCGTGTTTGATGGCAATGCCTCGCTGACCTGGCGTATTCCGACTGGAGCAACGCACGGTATTGCAGGGTCAGCCTCGTTCAGCACGGTGACAGAACTCGGCATGACGATGGCGATGGCCTATCCGACGAACTCCTTGACATCAGGAATATGGGGCGTGAGTGGTAATCGAGCGAGTTGGAAACACAACGAGTGGAAAACGGTCAATGCGCCAAACTGCGGGTTTGATGGATTGTTTTCTTTTTATAATCAGGAGGGGCCAATCGAGGGTATCCCATTTGCTGGGTTTATTGGCGCGTTTGGGTCAGATTGTTTAGGTGGGCATTACAGCGGATCGATTGTGTCGCAAGATGCGGGAAGTGCGTCACTCATTGGTGGGGCGAACGGAGTCTATTGGAATACCCCGAGCGGATATTCCCAGCCGACTGATTGGCCGTTCGGGACGTGGGGATGTGTGCGCGGACATATTGTGATTGGGGCGACGAATGAAACGCTGAAGATTTGGTTTCAAGGTCCGAACGACAGCGCAGAACGTCTGCTGATCGATGTCACCTACACGAAGGCTGGTCTCGACAACGTGGGCGGCTACGATGCGATGAAGTGGAACGCCTATGCCAATACGAACCAAGGAGGCGGCTATACCGCCACCACAGCCTTGACATTTCGCTATGAGGACAACGTGCATGTGCGACAGGGAGTGCCGGTCTCCTGTGCACAGATCGGGTTTACGGGTGGTGGTAGCGGCGGCACAATCGCCCTCTTCCTGAATGAAGCAGCCCCCTATCTCGCCCCGATTGCTACCAGCATGATCTGGCAGTTTCGGGCCTCCATCCTGTCAGGCATGCTCGCGGTGTGGATGATGGGCGGGGCCTTTCTCTCCTTGACCACCCAGAAGACGAAACAGATCAGCTATACGGCTGCCACGGCGACCATGCACGGTGTCGTAAAAGTCCTAGAGAAAGTCGCACACAAAGGAGGACGCCATGACAGTTAAGCAAGCGATTAAGAAAGCCTTTAAACAGTTGAGCAAGCGGACGGGGGAATAACATGGCCTTACAAACGTATCCCATACCGAATCGGAACTATAACATCGGCTCAGCCTCGATTAATCAAGCCGTGGTCCCCGTGGGCGCACGTCAGCTTGTCCTCACATTTAATACCGCGAATTGGACGAACCCGGCGGCACGATTGGTCATCGCCCTAGAACTATCCATGGATAACGGTGTGACCTGGACGGGTGGCGGGGCGACGGATATGGCCTGTCGAGCCGATGGGACCTTCCGGGATCGGACGGGCGCGATTCTCTCGACGGTTTCAGTGTCCTTCACCTGGCCTGCCAATGTTACGCATTTGCGCGGGAGTCTGACTGTTGAAGGGGCAAGTATTCGGACGAGTGGGAGCATCGAGGTCAACTAATGGCGCTGACGAAACTCTTTGCCGCCGGAACCTCGAATGCAGCCAGCGGGACCACGCTTACGACAGGCACATTTGACTCAACCGGCTACACGCACATCGTCTGTTTCGGTAAGCACGAGGGGGCGTCAGGTTCAACACAGACCTTCAGCGATAACAAAGGGTCGTCAGGGCAGACGTACTACACCGAAGAACGTCATACGACGGCATCTCTCTCGGGGCAAATGGCCATGTTTCCGATTGCCTCGCCGGGTACTGGGCATACCGTCACCATGACGCTCAGCTCCGCGAGAGATTATCGTGGTATGGTGGTATGGGTAGTGAACGCGACGGGCGGATCATTGACACTCGATGTGCAAAGCACAGCGGAGGGTGCGCTGACGGGGACCCCAGATGCAGGATCTCTTCCCACAACAGCAGCCACTGTCTCTTTTATGGGAGTAGGAGAATATACCACAGCGACGTTTACGCCGGGGTCGGGGTGGACGGAGGATTACGATGGTGGCCACTTTGGGCAATCGCGGTCAGATGCCTCTGGGACACTTGATCCTGTCTGTACCCTCACCGCTGGAACAATGGATTGGGTCGCCTGTGCGGCGTCGTTTAAAGAATCAGGTGGTGGGGGACGGACGACAAAGAACACACGCGGATTTACACACGGAACAGAAGTCGGCATGGATTTTAGAGGAACAATTTAACCTGGGTGGCTTTATTCAACTCTTACACTGGATGAAAAAGGAGCAGTCTGGACTCGCAACGTCCACCCTTGAGCTTGTCAAGTACGAGGAGAAGACTGGGCATCAGGTCGAAGTGCGCCAACCTGGCGAAGACAATGTGCTATATGGAGGCGTGTCAAACCCTGATGTTCATTGTGTGCATTCCCAGCTCGGGATGAAAGCCTACCATGACGGCAAACCGAAAGTGATGTGGATGCATGGTGAGCCCCTTTCAAGTGTGGGCAATGGTGTTTCCATGAAAGCCATTTGTGATCTCGCTCCTTCGATGGATGCCTTTATTTGTATGCGAAAGGAAGAGCATGCGATCTGGAATAGTATAAAGCGGACCTACCTCGTTCCTAAGGGGATCGATCTTGAGAAGTTCAAAATCCTTGATACTATGCCCCAGAAACTTGAGGGGTCCCCTGCGGTACTCTATATTGAGAATTGGCGTGGTTCCCGTAACCCCCTCTATGTCTGTAGGGCAATGGAGGAAGTTTATAAGAAACTCCCTGGGGCTAGGCTTCATCTCATGAATTGTAAAGACCCCAAGATGAAGGAAACTTTCCAAGCCCTGATTAAACAATGCCGATGGTGGCCATTTATTCGTACTCTTATGGGTCCAGTGACAGATGTGAATAGTATTTATAACAGAGTTGATATGGTGGTGAGTGGCCTTTATCCACTCTATGCCCGTGGTATTGAAGCCTTTGGGGCTGGGAAAGCCTATATTGGTGCAGGGTATAAAGAACCAGGCTACCCCTGGCAGTGTGAGATGGACCCGATGAGTATGGCGGATGCGATTATTCGATGCTGGGAAGGCTACGATACAATCAAGTACAGGCAATGGGCGCAAGAGCGGCATGATGTGGCTGAAACCGTGAGACAAAGTATTGATGTCTATAACCGCTACCTTTAAAACCTTAGACGACCTCTCCAGTGAACTCCAAGAGATGGGGAATCACTCGGCTGAGTATTGGGAGAAACAGGTCCATGTTGTCCCTAAGTCCAAGACCGTAGATCGTACAGAGTATTTAATCAAAGCAGCAACGGATAAGACCATTCTCCATATCGGTTGCACGGGCCCACTTGACCAAGCTCTTCGTAAAGTCGCCAAACGTTGTTATGGAATCGATAAACAGCCTCTGGAGAGACCAGATTTCCAATGCTATGACTTTGATTCCCAGCAAGATTGGGCATGGCCTGCTTGGGATCATGAGACCATTGAATTGATTATCTGCGGGGAAGTCCTTGAGCATCTGTCTAATCCAGGACATTTCCTTGACGCTTTACGTATCTCGTACAACCGTCCAGTTATTTTCACAGTCCCGAATGCCATGAATACTGGTGGTATGGAATGGCTCGTCAAACGTGGCCGGGAAAATGTGAATAGAGATCATGTCTGTTATTACAGTTATACGACTCTCAAGACGTTGTTGGCTAGGCATAGGTATGGGATTGCACAGCACTTCTGGTATGGGGGAAAGCCCTACGTATCAGAGGGGTTGATCGTCCTAGCGCAGCCACAAAAGGATTAAGGGATGGGGACACAATTCGTCAAAGGGTTTACAAATAATCACCTGACATGGGTGATGGTTGATGCCACTGATTTTGCCACTCCTGAGAGTGCGTTGTCTGCTGCAACCAAGATCAAGATTTACGGCAAGGTCAAGGGAGCGACTGGGGTCAATTTTGTCTCATCGGGGACCGGCTCTCTGACGAATGACATTGTGCATGTCGGGGCATCCGCATTAGGTATTTACACGATTGCCCTAGCGAAAGCTGATCTCTCTGACGCCTCTGCTGCGTGGTATGACCAGTATATCATCAATCTCAGTGCTACAGGAGCCGCCTATCAAACACTTATCGTAGATGGTGGAATCTGGATCTCTGACCTTTCCGCAATCGCCAGTGACATTCGTTCTGATGTCTCGGATATGCATTCGGATTTGATTGTGATGAGTGGGATTCAGAGTGATATTTATAGTGCAGTTCTTTTATGCCAATCACTGGCCAGTGATGCCTACAGTGCTGCGGTCGTAGCTCAGACTATGACAGCATCCGATATGTCAGACATTGCCTCAAGGGTATGGTCTGCGAAGTATACAGCGCATAGTGCCGCATCATCGTTTGGATCATTACTCAGCGATGTCTACAGCCGAGTTGTGGTGATTCAATCTGCTGCAAGCGATACTCTGAGCGCAGTTCTCTTAACTCAATCCCTCGCCAGTGATGCTCACTCTGCCGCCGTGGTTGCCCAATCTATTTCTGCTAGTGATATGAGCGACTTGAGAAGTGCCATTGCTGCTGGTCCAGCAGCTACCATCACCGCATCAGATATTAGTGACATTGCTTCCGCAGTCTGGGCGACTGCCTTGGCAACAAAGATTGTCACGATGAGCGCATCAGATATTAGTGACCTTCGCTCTGCCATAACCGCAGTGACGGCCACAATCTCTGCTTCTGATATGAGTGATATTGCCAGCCGCGTATGGTCCGCTAAGTACAACACGAACTCGGTGGCATCGTCTTTCGGGTCATTGTTCGAGAAGATGGCCTCTTCTGTATCCGATCTTGACTCACGGGTATCCTCAACCCCCGCAACAAAAGCAGCGGTTGCTAGCGCGACTTTTGCTCTTTTTGCAAGCCATATCTCAGATGTCACCAGCGCGTTTGCCGCCTTGAGCGATGCGGTATCTGATCTGAAGAGTGTAGTCACCGTGACCGGTGTGCAACTGAACGCTTCGTCGCTCAGTGATATTCGCTCCGCGATTACAGCTATTACCGCGAGTGTCAGTGCATCCGATATGTCAGACATCCGATCAGCCATCTCAGCGGGTCCTGCTGCGACAGTAACAGCATCGGATATCTCAGATATCGCCAGTGCCGTTTGGGCCTTTTCCACTAGAAAGGTGACATCAAACATTAGTTTAAATGCCAGTGACATGAGTGACCTTAGAAGTGCTATTACAGCGGTAGCAGCAACCGTCAGCGCAAGTGATATTTCCGATATTGCCTCAGCAGTATGGGCGCATACTATTGGAGCACGAGTCGATTCCCGTATCCTCACAGCCCAGTCAACCTTATCTGATATTCGCTCTAATATTGTCGCGGGGGTAGATGTGGCCACTGTAGGAGCCGCTGCTATCGGTGCCAATTCTATTTCAGCCGGTGGGCTCAATGCCATAGCCGATGCTCTCCTTGATCGCAACATGAATGCAGGGACGGATAGCGGGACGAACAGCACATCAACCAGAACCCCCAGACAGGCGCTTAGGGCATTACGAAATAAAGTCACGGTCTCAGGTGGAACCGCCACAGTAACGAAGGAAGATGACACCACCACATCATGGACTGCTGCCATTACAACGGCGCCAGGCGATCCGACAACGGGGGTGGATCCGACATGATCAAGCAATGGATGGTTCAGTTTGGATTGTGGTTGGCACGATGGGGCGGGTGGACATTACCCGATCCTGTATACATTACACTCCCACCTGAAGTGATACATACTGTGCAAACAGTTGAAGTTGTTCGGGATGTTCCTAAACCATTATATGCGATCCCCGATGACGTTTTAGAGGCAGCCAAGCAATACACCAAAGCCCAGCAGGAGAAATACCCCCTCATGGATGGGGAAACGAAACGGGCACGAGTCTTTCGCACCCTCATGAATGTCTTCCCCAAGACATCAAAACGTATCCTATCCTATGCCATCGAGGAGGCAGTATGTTCGGATTGCTAAGACTGTGGATGTGGACCACGACTGCTGCTGTAGCCAATACACGCAAACACCATTTCTGTTTTGGGGACAACCCTGGAATTCGACATAGGCAATAATGCATGCCAGCCCCAAAGAAGTACAAGGATCCCCTAGCCCCAAAGAACTCCCCCAGTATCGATACGATACCCGTGGGTGGTCGTTTGAAGGAGGTGCTCTTACCTCCGAATCCGAAGGCAGCGAAGCTGCCCTTAATCAGGGCGGACAAGGACTCGTCTTCTGCTATATCCCCTACGCGGAAGTACAACAAGGACTATCTGAAAGATCGGTGGACCACGCTATCAGGAAGGATGATGGATTGGCTCAACGAAGGGGATCGGTTGGAGACACTAATGGCCGAGACCAAGCTGAGAGACCTCGGGGTCATGCTCGGGATCGCCACGGAGAAAGTGCTACTCCTAGACGGGCAACCGACACAAATCATAGGACAACCCCAACATCAGGCTCTTGATCGGTTAGGCCTAGCCTTGAAAGATGCTCTTGATAAGCGTGGTCTGGTCACACTCACAGAACGTAAGGTAGATATTAAGATAGATGGCCCTGGAACTCCTAAATAAGACAGAATTAGCCTGGGCAGCTGGGTTCTATGATGGGGAAGGTTGCACCGTTAATCGTGGCAACTTCCAACCATCTATGACAATCACCCAAACAGACCCTTATGTCCTTGAACGATTTGCTAAGGCTGTGGGCGTAGGTAAAGTGTATGGGCCATATACTAGACCAACTAATCCCAAACATAGACCAAATTGGAGCTACCAATCAGGGACTTTTGAGAAAACACAACATTGCTTAGTCCAATTGTGGCAATGGCTTTCTCCCCAGAAAAGGCAGCAAGCCATACGGAGATTTACTGAATATTTGAACAAGGTGGATAAACGAAGAAAGGTTCAAGTTGGACACATCGTTTCTTGAGAACATCGAAGCTATAAGCAAGAGTTCTCTGGATGGAATGTCCGATGATGAACTTCTGGAGCTTACTAATAAGTTCTTAGATTTGCAAGCCTACGATAGGCAAGTCAATCAATTACGTTATTACATTCCTGTTTCGGAAAAGGCCATTCAAGTTCACTGTAGCCCCGCAAAGGTTTTGGGTGTTGGTGGTGGGAACGGGGCGAGCAAAACGGACACGGCATTAGTCGAAATGGTGATTAGGGCAACTGGCCAAATTCCAGAGAGTTTGAAGGCGGTATATCCACGAGAGAAGTTGAGAGGTCCTATAAATTGTCGAGTAGTTGTTGAGTCCATTACAAACACCCTCGAAACAATTATCTTGCCAAAATTGCAATGGTGGAAGTGGCAGGGGGTGGATCAGCCTGGAGGAAGCAGAGGTCATTATGGTTGGATCAGTAAACATTGTCTCCTAAAAGGGGAATGGGATGCTTCATGGACCGCTCGCACCAGAACGCTTGAAGTCACTTATAGAGACCCCGATACTGATCAAGCCAGAGGCATAAGCCGCATTCAATTTATGTCCTACGACCAGGATCCGGCTGACTTTGCCTCTGGTGACTTTCATTTTGTATTACACGACGAACCACCAAAGGAATCCATATGGATAGAAAACATGGTCCGTGTCAAGCGTGTCAATGGCACGATCATGATGAGTATGACATGGCCGGATGATCCTACGACCCCTGTGGATTGGATTATCGATCGAGTATACGAACCTGCACAACCAGGCAAGGACCACGACCCCACCTTTGAATGGGTAAATATGTATGCCACTGATAACCAAAACCTTGATCAAACTGCTCTGGCTGAACTTGCTCGGACACTCTCTGCTGCTGAACGTGCTACTCGCATCTATGGCCAGCACCTTCGTCTCTCTAATCGTGTGCACCCTCTCTTCACTGATGTTGCTCACACTTGGTGCTTTGACTGTAACGACCTTACAATCCTCAACGAACACGGGGCTTGCGGGACCTGCTCATCCTCCGGTGTAGTGTCCTTCAATCATGTCGAACCGCTGGTAGCCAATCCACTGAATCCAGTGATTTGTGCCTTAGATCCTCATCCCCGCAAGCCCCACATGTTGATCTGGGTTGAAGTCACCCCTGATGATGACCTTCACCAAATCTGTGAACTCGAAGTGGATGGAAGCCCTGATGCCGTAAAACTCCAAGTAGATGAACTGGAGATTGAATATGGATGGCGTACTGTTCAGCGCATTATGGATCCTAATATGGGGAGGAGCCCTTCTTCTACTGATCGTGAAACTACTTGGCAAGATGCCTTTGAAGCAGCGGGTTTGCGATTCGATCTGGCGGATGATGGGGAAGCAGGACGGCAAGCGATAAATGATTACCTGAAGCCTGATTCCTTTATCCAGAAACCCCGTATCACGATTAACGAACGCTGTATGAAAACCATCCAACAGATGAAACGCTATTCCTGGGATGATTTTAAGAAGGTGATGGAAAAGGATCAGAAGCAAAAAGCTAAGCAGAAATTCGATGACTTTCCCACACTCTGGAAATATGTCCTCAATAGCCAACCTTCCTTTCGTGGCTTGAAGTCTGTTGGATATGTGAAAGCCCCAAAAGTAGGGCGGATGAATGGATACTAAGTGAAAAGTAGAAAATCAATCAAGCTCGAAGACAAAGTTGCGTTTGTTACTAAAGTCCTTGAGCGGTATGACCAGGATTCCAAGGACCGCCAAGACTGGATGGAGAATCGTATCCAAAGATACGCCAAACTCTATGGATGGCTTGAGCCAAAGCATTATCCCTGGCCAAATGCCTCGAATCAACATGTGGATATGCTGATGACTCAATCTCAGCGGACCCAGGATACGTTGCATAATGCTGTCCTGGCCTCTCGTCCTGTCATGTCTGCAATTGCCCTCAACAAGGGTGATGAGGAAAAGGGCAAGCAGATTGATACTCTCCAAGACTACCAGCTATTCGTAGAGCAACCAGGAGAGGAGAAGTTTGGTGCCCTTATAGACAGCTTCGTGAATGATGGTCGTTTTATTGCCTTTATCCCATGGGTCAAGGAGAAGCGTAAGGCTCGTAAGAAACACGCCCTTCCCCTGATTCCTGAGGGGATGGATCCTAAGCCGTTCTATGAAAAGTTTCTTCAAGAAATGTTCCCAAATGGGTTCATCGAGCCCAAGGGGGATGGGAAGTATCTAGTCACTTCAATGAAAAGCCTTGAGGATAAGCCTCTCGAAACCAAGGCTGAGTTCTTCGTGGAAGAGGATCGTCATTTTGCTCTTATCCACTCTGACAAGATCATCTTCGATGCTCCCTGTCTGATCCCCAAACCACTTGAAGATATCATCGTTCCCTCTCGTTGTGAAAATCTCCAACCACCTTCTCCTTCTAATCCAACTGGAGCCGATCATGTCATTATGATCGATTGGCCCTCATGGGATGAGATTCATCGCCTGTATAAGAAGGGGTATTATGATCTCCTGACAGATGAAGACTTCAATACCCTAGAAGCCAAGGTTGAATCTGAAGCAGCCGATAGACCCCTTGATCCCCAGAGTGGGACACCAGAACCCTTCAAAGTTTTGACTGATTCCCTTGCCGGGATGGAACACGGGAATGCGAAATCTACATCAAAGGTGTTTACTCGTCTGACCTACTTTGGAAAATGGGCGCTTGGGGATGACGAATTTGAGGAGGAAGTCGTAGCGCGGGTGATCCTGAGCCCCAGTATGAACATCAAGGTCCTTGCTCGGTTGCGATATCTAGAGGAAGAATTCCCACGAGAGGACCTTTCGAGACCCAGGCCATTCGCCTGTTCGCCTGCATTTATTCCGATACCAGGACAATTCTATGGATTTGGTCTTCCAGAGCTTCTAGAGCACATGCATGATCTTGTCAAGATTATCCTCGATCAGATGATTGACAAGCATACGATTATGAATAATCCATTCTTCTTCTACAGGGCTTCCTCAAACATGCGCCCTGAGACGATCAGAATGGAACCAGGGACGGGGTATCCCCTTTCTAACCCACAGCAAGATATCCATATCCCCCAATGGCCTTCTGAGGATCAGACCATTGCCCTTAACCTGATGGCCACAATCCAGCAACGGGCTGAGATGGCGTCTATGCAGGGA